AACTTTCTATTATTTTCACCCCAATGGAATGTTCTATTGTCTGGCGATAACTTTACAATGCTTGCTTCAACCGCTCTAATAGCTATATTTCTAAGCTGCACATTATCGTCATTTGCTAGTTCTATAAACAAAGAAGGATTGTTTCTTGCTAATAATAATAAGTCTCTTTTTATTTCTTTAGAACTCATCTTATTCACTCTAGACCCAACCTCTACTCTAACAATAGATTCAGCTTGATCAATATCCATTTCTAAAGCCGCGTTCAATGCCATTACCTCTAATTCAATATCTTCTAATTCATCCTCAGCTTCTAACGTTGGATCAAATTCAGTATACTTAATATTTAATGCTGGATGGTAAAGTGATAATAACTTTTGTAGGTTTTGTTTTTCTTTAGGTACATTTAATATACCATTTTCAAATATGATATGTCCTAAAGTTGCTTGTCCTTTTTGTTGTGAAACTAATGGAGAATTTTGATTAGTTGCATATCTTAACTCCTCTTGCTCTCCTGTTTCTTTATTAAACCATAATAAAGGATACCTAAGCGAATGCTTACTTTGAATAGTATATGTTAAAGGCGAATTACTATCTGCTATGATATAAGTTCTATCCTTAATTACCCAAGTATCTTTTAATGTTTTTGGTTTTGTTTCTTTTGGTACAATTGTTTCTTCCATAGTAATTGTATCCACATCAAATTCATTTGATTCTAATTCTTTTTTTGTTGTTGGTTTTGTTGCCATAATATAATATAATTTAATAAATTTTTAAAAGGTAATAATTACCCCCGTCAATTCAACGAGGGTAATATCACCATGATTGTTATGCTGATGCAGTAAATAACACGAAGTTATTAGCCGCTTGAGTAACTAAACATCTTTCAGATAAGAAGTGTACTTGCATTGCATCAAGATCAGAAGTATAAGCACCCCCAACAGATCCAGTAATCCAAGATTTCATTCTTCTATCGTCAGCTTGGTTAGCTCTATAACGAACGTGTAAGAACGGTCTACGGATATTAGTACCTAATTGTTGGTCGTATACAGTTGATGTACCAGCAGGAACAAGGATACCATCAATAGAAGAAGTTGCAACACCACCACGAGTAGATGCATCATTTAAGTATTTCCAATCAGTTTTGTAGAAATCATAAGATCCACGACGGAAACCAGAGAATCCTAAGTTCAATGCCATTTGCTCAGAGTTTTCAAATAAACCGTAAGCTACACCACCAGCTGCTCCAGAAGATAAAGAAGCAAGCATATCATCAAAGTCAAGAGAAGTTGCACGGTTTAAGAATAACATGTTTTCTTCAATAGCTCCTTGAGTATCTAAGTTTTTCAAGATTGAATCAAAGTCATTAAGACCACTAGCTGCAGAGAAGTTGTTTACAACATTACCTCTTTCTTTAACAGCAGAGAATAAACCTTGAGTACCTTTGATTTGGTTAGATCCTAATGTAGAACCACCAGATACTAATTCACCTTCAATTACTGACATCTCTAAGTAATCTTCAAAACGTAATCTTGTTTCAGATTCTGCTTTCAAATACCATAAGTATCCATTTGCCCCATCTTCAGTAGCAACTTCTACCCATCCAATTTGAGCAGTATCAGAACCAGAAATTTGGTATTTTTCTCTAACGATAATTGGTGAATTACTGTATTGAGTGAACGAAGGTGTTACAGAGTTTAAAGTAGCGTCAGTTGTGCCTTTTTTGAATTCAGAACCATATACAAAGATTTTAAGATCTGTTGCAGAAGCAAAGTTTACAGTATTACCAGCTCCTGTAGTCAAATCTAATTGAGTGTAAGGCTTAACAGTAATAACAGCTGGGTTTGTAGCTCCACCTGTTCCTGTAGCTGCATCAGCAGTAGAAGCAGTAACATAAACTTTTAATTCTTTTCCTGTAGAAGGACTCATAACTACTAAAGTTTGTCCAACAGAAATAACGTTGTTTACAAAAGCAGATCCAGTACCACCAGTAACAAAAGTTAAAGTTGTAGCAGAAGCACAAGTCACATCTTTGTAAGCAATGTGTAATCTGTTTTGTTCAGACCAAACTACTTGATCAGAAGACATTGGCATTTCAGCTCCTACCATACGTAAGAAACCTGATAAAGTTCTATTACCATATCTTTCTACTTCTTGTTCGTAGATTTCTGGTAAATATTGTTGTGCGAAAGATGAAAAATTAGGATTTGATGGATCCGTAAAATTTAAATAGTTAGTTTCTAACGCTTGTTGTTTTTGAGACGGTTTAATTGAACCGAATTGAGGCGTTACATTTGCCATAGTTTTTAATTTTTAATTGTTAAAATTTTTTTGTTTGGATCCTTAATTTAGAGGTATCCTCACTGCTTATAGATTTAACTCTAAACCCGTTAATGAATGGTTCGCTAGCGGTTCTAGGAGCATCCATACTTGGGTTTTTGGAATTACTAACTACTTGTTTAACAGCGTCGGCTTTTCCTTGTTCATAAAAATGAGCAGCTATTTTGTCAGCATTCATTGCTGAATACAAAGCCTTATGATAACCCGGTACATCTGTTACATTACCTTCTTTGTCTAGAAACTTTCCGACGAAGGTTTGTATATTTGATTGAGTTTCGGCAACTTGATTTGGATTCTGAACATTATATCTAAATCTTTTTTCTCCTAAGTTGTATTCAAAACCTTTGAATTCGTTGTTGAAAAGGTTAGATGTTTGTTTTTTAAACGCATCTTGTTGTTGAGCCACTTTGTTTTGCTCGTTATTATATCTGTTAAAAAAATCAACAGCTTTTTGTTGTTCTGCATTAACACCAGGTCTTGCCTTGATCTCTGCATAATATTTTTGTTTTGCTTCCTCTAAAAAAGTTTTGGCTTTAGAAATTTCATCTTTAAAAGCTAACTTCTTTAGTTTAATTTCCCTTTCATCGTCGATGTCCTCATCAAAGAAGAACTTATCCTCTAATAAGAATTCTACTTCTTCCGCGTCTAAGTGCGGTTTTGTATTTTTATAATATTCTTTTAATAGAGCAACATTATTTACATTTGAATAATCCGCATTTAATCTAACATAGTCTTCAATAGTTCCACCAGTCTCTTCCATAAAAGAAACTAACTTCTCTATATTTTCTGGCAGTTCTACATTGTTCTTTGTTTGGTTTTGTGTATGAAATTGCAGTTCTTCTTTAATATCTGCAACCTCTTGTTTTATTTCTTGTTCGAAGATTTCTTCAATAACATCTTCAGTGGCCCCTTGGTTTCCTTCGCCCACTTCTTGCAATCCCAATTCGGGTTGTTTATTGCGTAACATGCTTTCATCTGTGCTTTGCTCTTGAATGGCATCTGTTTCTTCTTTAGGGATTACTACTTTTATTGGCTCTTCTTGCTTCTGTGTCAAATCAACCTTAATAGGTTCATCTGTTTTATTTAGTTTTTTTGGTGAAGGTCTCTTTGTTTTTAATTTAAATTCTCCTTCTTGTTTTACTTCTTGTGACATAATATAATAATATAAAATTGGTTAATAAGTTTATTCCATTTGCAACATACCGCCTAAATCATTCATTAAATTTTCCGCACTATTTTGAAAGTCTTTTGGTAAAGAATCATTTTTACGTTGATCTATTAATTCAGATTGCTGTGTCGCTTGTATTTTTGTTCTTTCATCTTTTCTATCTTCAAGTTGATTGAACTTAGTTGTTTCTGCTTGAACCTTTAATTGTGCTAATTGCATATCGTAATTAAACTGTTCTGCCATTAATTGTTTTTTAACCTGGCCCTCTGCTTGTATTCTTTGCATTTCAAATTGAGATTTAGCCTGCTCTATTTGTATTTGGGTTTGAGCTAAAGCTTCTTGCTTTTGCACTTCAAATAACGCTGCTTTCTCTGCGTTCTGTGAATTAGCATCTGCTTGCGCTTGTATATTTGCTAATTGTTGTTGTTGTACTTGCTCTAATTTCTTTTTTCTTTTTAACTTTAACAATTGATTTGCTAATTTAAGATTTCTAACTTGTCTTATATCAATAGCATCTTCTAAGTCAATTCCTTGGTTTTGTAAAGAAACTTGTATGTTTTGTTCTAATTGTGCTTTTTCTTCTTCATCTGGTTCAATCTCTAAGAAAATACCAAAGTCATGTAGATTTAAATTTTCTATTTCTTTAAGCACTTCAACATTG